ATCCTGTTTGGCACAGACGATAGAACAAAGCTCAACCTGATGTACAGGATGCTAAAGTCAGGGAAGCTAGAGGCAGAGCGTGTTGGTGGCACTTGGTTGATACCACGCAAGGCTCTGGTGGAATTGCATGGTCAAGATAATTTGTGATGACTGCGAAAAAGAAGCAGCAAAACAAGTCAAGCATGGCTACTTCTGTAAGGACTGTGCAATGCGAGTATTGTGGCAAGACCCACAACGTGATGTCTGGGGGGTGGGTATACAACGGAAACCAGATCCCTCTATGTCACAATGGGGTTTCTGATGGCTGTTGTTTCACTAAGCACCGTCAAGACAGAGAAATGGAACGAGGCGAGGAATCACGCTGATGCGTACTATCGCTTCCTTGTTGTCTCTGGCTGGGGTATGTACCGAATCGGTGAGGCTCATGGGATTGAGCCTTACTATCCCAAAGGAAAAGGGATGTTGCCGGATGGCACAATGGCTAGGGGGGTATGGACTGAAGAGTATATGATAGACCAACTCACCCAGTATCTATACAACGGCGGAGAGTTTGTAATCTAAGAAAAGGGGGCGTAACAGCCCCCTTACCCTACTTTTTTTTCTTTGGCTTCTTACCAGCTTTCTTCATAGATATTGCTGTAGCCGCTTGCTTCTTCATCTTGGCAGACTTCATGCTGCCACCTGATCTTTTTCCGTACATTACTTCTTCCCCTTCTTTTTAGATGCTATGATTCGCTTTTGTAGTGCTGCTGGCAAAGTCTTTTGTTTTGCCGTCAGCATACCGTTGCCGCTCTTGTTCATACCTTTCTTCATCTTTTTCCCAGGCATTATGCTTTCCTCTTCTTAGCTTTGTTGCGCTTGGATATTGCAGCCGCCTTCTTCCTTGCATCAGCCTTGCTGCTTGCACCCCATGCCCTAAGAGACAGGAGTAACCTCGTTGGCTTACCATTTTTATATTCAGCCCCCCTCATATTACCCATTCTGGCTAGAAAACTTGCTCTGCGTGGGTTGTCACCCTTTTTTACAGGCGGCTTTAAGTTCATACCCTGCCTTCTGGCAGACGCCCTTCCCTTGGCGTTTAAGCCCCCAGATTTAGCTTTACCTTCTTTGCGCTGCCAAGCAGGGGTTTTAGCCATGATCGCTCTCCACGGCCCTCATACGAGCAACCAAACGCTTTGCACGGTTAGGCACTTGGTCAAACCAGTTGCTATCCACCATCTCATCTGCTGCCCTGTTCCAATCTTTTGAATCAACGCCAGCCTTCATGCCCTTGAATTTAGACAGACGAGGCAACCCCATGTTAAACATCATATTGGCTACAATAAGTTGCACTTCTTCTGGTAACTCGTCAAAATTTTCATACAGCCTTTTGCAATCCTCAAGAGTTACTGCAACATCTCTGCGAAACAAAGATTGTACACGTTCTTCTGATATGGCTGTACCAACGCTTAAAGCTGATTCTGGGTCTTGTGCTGTAACCAAATGACCTATGCCACAAGTAGGCAAGCCAAGATGGTCTAAGTATATCTCATACTTACAGCCTTCATCTTCAGCAAGTTCTATGCGTAACTGATCTATGTTCATTTGTTTTTCTTTGCTTTTGCCTGTGCAGTTTTAGACAAGTCTTTGAAGTGAAACAAACGCTTGGATGTTTTGCCATGTGATTTGCCAGAATGTAACTGACCATTTGGCATCTTGTGTGTGCCACCCTTGTGCAAAGTACCGTCTCTAAAATAATGTTTTACGCCTTTAGCCATTACTTCTTCCTTTTCTTTGCAGTTGTTTTCTTTTTCTTCTTGCCACCTCTAAGTAAATCACTATCAGCTTTTCTTGCGCCACCCTTGCCAGACACAAAAGATTTAACCCTGCCCATAGCCCACTGATGCGCTGATACCTTGGGCCTAGAGCCACTGCCATAGTATGCGCCAAGGCCACGTTTATACACCTTGTTTAAAGTTGCAGAAGAAAACCTTGATGCTCCTGATATACTTGCAAACCTAGACATCACCCTCTGCTCCTCTGCTTGCTTATCCGATCCATCATGGCTGGTGTAAGCTTGCCCTGTCTGTAGAGCTTGGCAGTACGCTTTATTTCTGCCTCACGCTTCTTTGGGTTCTTTGCGCCACGCACATACTTCTTTGGCACACCGCCCTTGGTTTTGGGTACTTTTGGAAACTTTCTCTTGCTCATTTCTTAAAACCCTTTATGCCTCGTATGCCAAAGCTTGCTCCAATACTAGCATACATAGCCCACTGAAACCACTGTGGGGTGTTTTCTAAGGCTGCAAACCCCTGCTCTACATAAGGCTGTGTAAAGGGAATGAAGCACATAGCTATGATTATAATAAATAAAATTGTCCAAGCTTCGTCTTTCCAGCTATTGTCACTGGCCTGTGCCATAATCTTTTCCCAGCCAGCCTCATGTGTAGCGGCAACCTTCATAACCTCTGCTTCTGCCTCTGCCTTTGCTTTGGCAACAGCACCTTTGGCCTTTGTCTGCTCTACTTTGGATTCCATCCATGACCCAGCTAGTGAAGCAATAGGCCCAATCAATGCTTGAATCATTCTATAAACTCCAAGATTTCACCGTTGAGAACCATAACCTTATGCTCTTTGCATGACCACTTCTGATCAAAGTTATTAGTGTGGCCTACATTGCGCTTAATCTTACGCCGGACTGACAAGCACTCAGACAAAGACCTGTATGGCGTGTACTCCATCTTTTCGCCATTCATCACTAATAATAAAACAAACGTAAGCTCAACCACCGTTACGCATCTTTTCTAAGTTTTCTTCAAGATTGCTAATACGCTTCTCATAAAACTCTAGTGTTAGTTTCTGTTGCTGATCATAAGGAGCCATGCCGCCTTCTATTTCATTCTGTAACTTTTCTAACTCAACTGCCAAGTGCTCTATCAACATGAATTGTTCGCTATCTGCTGGCAAACTACCCATCTCACCTCTAGGCCATTTAATACGAAACTCTGTATTCTGCTCTAAATCAGAACGCATCATAGTCTGATTAGTCTCTAAAGTGTTTAGCCTTTCAATAAGACCGAAGTAAGCCCACGTTGCCAAACTAGCTGCCGCAACCATGCTGATGATGTTGCGTAAAGGTAATGCTACCTCTGTGTTCTCATTTAACTTTGCCGCCATTTACTTCTCTGAGTTTAACCACACAGCTAGGCTACCTGTCATAGCACCTGTGACAACAGATATAAGGCTTGCTTGTTGTGTTGTAAGGTCAGGCTGAGATAACGCCCACTCGATGCACCTGATGTACACACCTGTCATGCACAACATCATAAAACGTGGCAGTATTTTTAGCTCTAATAACTTTCTAGCAACTTCTTCTGCACTCATTTAAAGCCCCCCTTTAGCCAAACTATCCAAGCAACCAAACCACCTACCATAGCAGCTATAAGCAAAGAAACAAAGCCAAGGCCCAGTATCTCCATAATCTCTTCTCGCCTACGCCTAGCAAGCTCCTCTTGCACTCTGCGTTCCTTACGAGCCTTTGCTTGAAACTCTTGCCAATCTCTGTATAGACCAGCACGACCATAAAGCTGCATCCAGCTACGCAATTCACTCTCTTGCTGTCTTAACTTCTCAAGAGCAATAAACTCTTCCAAGTCACCCTTGTTAACACCGCCTTTTCTTTTCTTGTTTCCTTTACGCTTAAGTTCTTCTTTTGCAATAATCAGGTCAGATATTGCTTTACCGCACCTTGTCAAGTCACCTGTGTTTTGGATCGTCTTCTTTATTATTGCAAACGCAGCGTTGGCTGCAGCTAACTCTGCAAGCATTTTTATAACTCATCAGGCCAATCAGCTATGGGGGCGTTGCCAGTAGGCTGTGGCGGGTCTTGGCTGTCCATTGGCGTATCAAACAAAGCCATAAAAGCAGCATGGTCTGCTGCGTCTGTTATAGATTTTTCTATTGTGCCAGACTTAGTGCGAACAGCAGCCCTGTATGTTGTAACGTCAGATGGTATTGTTGCTTTGCTGTCCTCTGCTTTGCGTGTGACATACCAATCTGTTGGTGCAAGTAACCCTGCCGCTTGTTGCTTGATGATAGCCTTCCACTGGCTTTTAAGGCCCACCGTCACTACCTGTTCACCCTTTTCATCTAAAATAGCCTTGTCGTTTTCATCAACAGCGTTGACATCATCCAATGCTTTAGGTGTGCTTGCATCCCAGTAAAACCTGTTATCAAAAGATGCTGGTGGGTCTTCCCACGCTAGCCCTGCCGCTTTCTTATCTGCGTCTGACCAGATAGCCCAGTTGGCAGGATGGGTTATGCCATCGGCAGACCAACTACGTCCTTCTCTAATTATTTTATTGCCTAACTTCCACGGCATCGTTATCTCCTATCATCGGGCGTTGGAATATTTTGCGGGTTGTTCTGCAAAGGCGAGGTAAATGTAAGTTTGCCCATTACCATTGAAGCCATTTCCATTTGTTCTTGGTTGAAATCCATTACTAAAAATGTGTAAAAGGTCATTAGTGCTTTCAGCATTAGCGGCACTAGGTAACAGATATCTATTCGCTCCGTTGTAACCAAGACGCTTATTGTCAAATACAATCCAGTTTTGACCAGTAGCAGTTGTGGTTTTTAACAAAATCAGAGCCGGCCTAAATCCTGTTTGAACAAACACACCATCACTAGACGATCCATTGCCCGTGTATGAGCCGACCTTGCTGTAGCCATCAACCGAATGAAACGCATAGCAAACAAATTCACTGCCACTATTATTAATATTTAAATGAGACCCTAAACCAAAAACAGAAGATGTGGGTAATGTATTCCAATTTCCTGTGCTAGTTGCTCCAGTTGTATCTAGTAGCAATCTTTGTGTGGTTGAAAACCCATCTACCCAAACAACCCAGTTATAGCTTGTATCACGCCCCTTTATAATTAAAAATTCAGGTGTACTGTTTAAACCATGACCAACCGTAGCATTTGACCCTGTACCAGTATAAGTAATAATACTAAACCCCGCCTTAGTATTCGCAGACACAGACGATGTTATTGACCCATTGCTGTTGCTGACCGCAGAACCGCCAGCCAGCCAGTTCCATGCGACATAAGTATCACTGCTTGCATTTACAGCAGTGTTTGACCCCAAAGAAAATCCATTAGAATCAAATGATGTTAACCCAGTAGACTGTGTAAGTTCAGCATCTGTGGAATCAGACTTAATTCTTTTTGTCGCTCCTCTTACTGAGTCAAAAATAGCGTGAGAAGGAGTTCCGCTTCGTTCTTTAATCCACACCCAATTGGGCTGAAAAGACAATGATGAAATGCTTTGTGATGTACCATTACCAGTATACAGCACCGTATTAAAATAATCTGCTGGTTCTTCGTCCTGTGCAGGGTCTATAGCAGGGTCAGGCAGGTTGGCTGAACAAAGAGCTAAGAAGCCAGACGGTGGGCTGTAAAAAAAGTCACCGATGCCATTGCCATCTGCATTACCTTGCGCTGTTTCTGTGCCAGCAAATGAGCCGTCTTGACCAAAGTTGTAAATAGAAGAACTTGTATCTCCACCACTAGCATTTTGAAAATAAACTGGAAAATTAGAAGCATCAGGCACAGTTAAGCTAGAACCTAATTGAGAATTATTTTGATAAACATCTAATGTTCCACTGTCAGCATCATATGCTAAACCTATAATATCTCCAGTTGCCCAACCACTTGTTTTTGCTGTAACCAAACTGCCATTTGCATATAATCCACCACCGCTTGAATTAAGAGCATAAAAACCAGCACCACCAGAATAAACGCCAGCATCGGTAATAACATTGTTTACTCCGTGCGTACCCCAGTAAACTGAAGCATAAGGCTCTGTTAACCTTACTTCCCAATACCATTTTCCAGAGGAAACTTCAAAAGTAGAACCACCCGTTCCATTGCCGCCACCAGTTTTAAGGTTACCCTCAGAAAGAGTCATTACAGATTGTTTATTTAAAGAGTTTAGCACACACCAGTTATTCGTAGGGCTATCTAACACCACATCTGTAGACTGTAAATTAGCAGGATTGAAATGATTGCCTACACCTGATGCATCAAGCCCATATCCCCCAGCTAATTCCTGAATCTCTGCATCTGTTAATACACGGTTGAATATCCTAATTTGGTCTAATACACAGGCATAAAAAACAGGTGAATATGCAAAATAAGCAAACGATGTCTCATTGCTGTACGCAGTTGAGTCTGTTGTTGTGTCTGATCCTGCATAGTTTCCGTCTACCCATAACTTACCTGTAGCTGTTCCGCCGCTAACAGATTTTGTAAATGCAAAATGATGCCACTCACCGTCTGTTATTACTTCTGAGCCTGTAACTGTAATGCTGTTCCCATTTGAAGCATGACCAGTAGCCGCCTCAAGATAACCGCTTCCTTGCGAGTAAATGGCAAAGTAACCACCACCAGTGCCAGCGTTTCCATCAAAAACCAAATATTGGTAAGTTGCTGAAACCTGAAACCAGCCAGAAACTGAAATATCTATATCGGTAGCATGTGAACCCAAAAGATGAGTACCAGCTACCCACTTACTGCTTGTTCCATTGAAAACACCAGCTTGAGTTCCAACAATACCATCAGTAAATGTAACGCTTGTCGTTGTTCCGTTGTAATTGCCGCCAGCATCAACAATGCTTCCATCGAATAAATAGGTAGCTACAGCGGATGAGTCACCGAAAATATCGTGTGTTGTGTAGGCACTATCCGTGCCTAAATCCCCAGATTCTTTAAAAGTTAGATGAAACCCGTTTGTACCGTATGAGCCAGAATATTCTTTAGGTATCCAAATGCCAGCTTTTGTTTCACCAAATGAAGTAGGGTTTAGACTAGTTCCGTCAACAAAGTGCATCTCTGCTATATAACCATCGAAATGTTGACCAGTTCCCCCAAACCTTCCTATATTATGTGCTACTGTGTGGTTAAAATAACCGTTTGTGCTGGCCCTTGTTTCAGTCTGTAAATCTTGTTGGACGCCGTTAACATAAATCTCAGAACTTGACCCGCTTCTTTGAACTAGGATGTGATACCAAGCAGACGTGTCTCTAAATGAACCGGACGTTTTTAGATGGTTTTGAACTGAACCACCGATGAAGTATATGTATCTGATACAGTCGTCACTATCAAATCTAATGTATTCAAAGTCATTTGCCCCAGAATATGCACTAAACATGTTAGCTGAAGAATAACTTAAATTCCCACGCTTTATCCACGCACTCCATGTCCATGTTGTTCTGTTAGATGAAGATGAAGGCGTTCGAGTAAGCTGTGGGCTATCACCATCCTCAAACCGCAAAGATTGGTCTATGGAGTGCGGGTAAAAAGAGGTGGATGGATTGTACATCCACTGTGATGAGCCAAACGGGCCGCTCATTAGGCAAACGCCAACTGTGGCGCACCCAATAGGATGCGACCTGATGCAGCCACCACATAAGGCACGATGTCTGTTGTGCTTGCGGCTGTAGATAATGTAAGACCAGCACCGCCAGCAGTCTCGTAGTCTGTGCCAAGGCTAACAGTTCTGCCGCCTGTGCCATCTTGTATCAATACAATAAAACCGCTTTGCCCTGCAGATTCCGTGCTTGGGTTTGCCAGTGTAACATTGCCTGTCAAAGTAAGGACAAAGTTTTGATTAGCGTCAAAGTCCAACGTAACAGAACCAGTGTTTGATGTATCCGTGTCTGTGCTACCACGCTGTGCCGCCGTAAAAGAATGATTTGCATTTGTCGTCACAATGTTTGCACCAGCCAAACTTGTTGCACCAGTGCCGCCTTTTGATACAGCTACTTGTCCTGATAACTGACCTACGCCTATTGTTTTGTTTGTCAGTGTTTGAGTAGCACTTGTGGAAACTAATTCTTGACTAGCATCACCAGTGCTTGGAAGTGTTAAGGTAGAGGGGTTGCCAGAGCTACTATTTAAGTCGCTATGTGATGCGGCAATAATTTTTTGACCATGTGTGTTAGCCTCACAATTAAGCGTTAGAGAACCTTGATTTGTATTGCCTTTAATAACAACTTTGCCGGTGCCATTAGGATTTAGCTCAATGTCACGATTGCTTGTGGTGACAATATCAAACGTCACCATATCCAAGTCACCCCCAAGTTGCGGTGATGTATCCCCAGATACGTTAGTTATCCCACCGCTACCATCATTGCCTGAGTATGAAAAATCTACTCTAATGCCATCTGAGTTGCTAAATGTGCCATTAGACACAAGATGTGACACGGGAACTTTTGTGTAGCCTGATGCGTCTGTTACTGAACCTGTAACTTTATACAAAGCAAAGGTGGCTGGCGTTCCCTCTTTTTCTATATGCACAATGCCTCTGCCAGTTGCATTTGCAACATCATCAAAGCTTTGAATAAAGGTTGATATATCAGCACTATTGTCATCCGCATCATCAAAGTATATTTCTGTAACTGATGCCAACGTGCCGTTGTTAAGAGCAAGCTTTCCTGCACCTGGGTCTGCATCTGATGTACTGTTGTTAAATGTCATCTGCAATCCAGCACTGTTTCCTGTTGCGCCAGTGTTGCCTGTAACAAGACCAAAGGCCAAAGCAAGCGCACCAGTAGAGGCTGTGTAGGTTGCGCTAGCGGTAGGGCTGCCACCAGCAGATACAGCCGACACTGAGGCTGTAACGGTATCTACCTTGCCTTCGCTAACCTGTAGATTGCCACTGCCATCAAAACCAAGTAACTTGTTTGCTCTGGCTGTTGCGTCCTCTGTAAACTCTGCTGTAGCAATTACATTTGTTTGAGATACTTTAAGCGTTCTTCCAAGCTCTTCCTCTAGCTCTTGTGCTATAAATGTCAGCTTGTCTAGTGCATCTTCATGTGTGGCTGCTGGAAATGGATCATTAGGCACATAATCTGTAAGCTGTGTTCTTGCAGTTGTGCGCAGCAACACCACTGTTTCACCGCTTGCTGGTATATTGCCTGATGTAAAGGTTACGTTGCCACCACTAGAGCTACCAACACCTGAGACTGTGTAATGAGTTGTCTTGGTTTTGGTTGTTTCTGCACCAGTAGAATCAGTCCTGATAATTACAGTAATGTCATCATCATCAAAGATTTTAAAGCCATAAGCAAAGACATCGGTGCTGCCATTACCGCTATAGCTGTTTCTGGTTGTTGCGCTACTTACTGTCATGCTTTACTCCAGTGTTGTCCTATCATATCAAAAATCCTTACTTTCTGAAAGCCTGTTAAAACTTTGCTGCACTTTGACTAGGTGGGAAGTAAAACTGCTGCTCCATGTCCTTACGCATCCTACGCTCCATGCGTCTCAAATAGCCTGGATTTGTTTGCTCCATTAAACCGTAAATAAACATATAATCTGTTGCTGCCTTTAAATAAAATAAATTTAAACCTGGTGTATTGCTTACAAGAAACTTAGCGGAATCTCTAGTAATAGCGTCTGTATCCCCAGCTAATACATTGCTGTAAATTTTTGCTATGTCATCTATCGTGCCAAAAGTAGGGCCAGCAAGGGTCTGTGTAAGCGATTGACCGAAACGGTTGTACTGACCAAACAAGAAGTCACCGTAAATACCAGCACCACCGCCCTGCACAAATGCTTTAGTAAGCAACTCAGGATTAAGCACATAGTCATCGCTAAAAACATCCATAGGTTCTTTGCCCTTGAGGATGTCTTTCATGGTAACAGCTAAGTAACCCATCATTGTTGTGCCTACCATCATCTGTGCTATGCCCATAACGCCGCTTTGACCCATCTGCTTCTTAGCATAATACTGACTTGTTAGACCTTTTGTGATGTAAGTGATAGGGAAGCCTTTTAGCTGCATAATTGCTCTTATTGCCTCACCCATCACAGTACCACGCTCAGTGCCTTGGTTCATAATTGCACGTTCTTTAGCACCTGGTGTTGGGATAGCGGTATCAGCAGAATCAGTAAGATATGTTGCAAACTTGGTAGACAACTCATCTCTGTACTTGTCTATCATAGCTTGCGTTGCTTTCTTTAGCGGTCTTTTGCGTGTGGCATTTGCTTTAGCTAATGCAGCTTGCTCGATGACATCATTGCCTATGCTATCCAGCCCAGAGGCAGTCATGTAGTCTCTACCATCTACAGCCTTCATGTCCATTTGACGCAGTATATTCCACTCGCCTTCTGTGATGCCGTAGCGTCCTAGTGCGTTTTGCACCTCTTGCGCTAAGTCACCAAAACCCTTGCCCCTGTTTCTAGCAAGGTCAGCAGACAGCATTTTAGCCAAACCAACCTTTTGTGCGTTATTCCACCACACCATGCCATTCAGCCGGAAATACACCTGATGTGCTTTGGCTACCATACCTGGGCCACTATCATTAGCACCAAACCTAGCGTGTACATCACCAAGCATAGCTTCAACGCCTACATTTAGCAGATACGCCAGTTCCATTTGCTCATCTTTGCCGTAACGCTTGAAGATGTCTCCAAATGCTTGTGCGTATGATCCGAATACGCCACGCTCTGTATTGGCATTTATGAAGGTGGCTTTAGTGGCTATGTCACCAAATGATGATATTGTTGCCATTCCCAGCTTTGCCATGTTCTGTAGCATACGCCAACCAGCAGCTATGCCAGCAAAGTCAGCACCAAATATAACAGGTTTACCAGCACCTCTAGCTCTTGTGCTTCCATCTAATTCCTTAAACTGATTGCGTATCTTACGCTCGTTGATAGTGTCTAGTTTTAGTGGCGTATCTTTTGCTCCTGTCTGTATATCGCTCAACACTCTGTTAAACATAGCCTCTGGGTTAGTTCCCAGTGTTTCCATCATGCCAATAGCCTGTGCATCATGTGTGATGCCATTTAACACTGCCTCTGATAGCCTCATACGGTTATATTTCTTAAAATATTCATAAGCAGATTTACTGTTTGCAAAGTGCAAAACACGGCTCTGGCTCATCTTTTTAGCTAAATTACTTGGCCCAGTAAAAGCGTTTTTCATGTCAGGCGCACTGCCGTCATCGCCTTTTATTTTGCCAACTTTTTGATGATTGCCAGATACAAGGTTATCCCAAATGTCTTCTAAAAACATTTCCCTGCTGTACGCTACCTTTTTGCCGCCTACTTCTTTAAAAGCTGGCTTGTTGTCAAAGGTTTTAGAACTTAGACGATTAGGCTCAAGCATATATTGAACCCATTTGTTTCTAGCTGCTTTAATTTCGTCTGGTGTTTTTGCACCATCACGCAACAAAATAGGGTCATGCGCCTGTCTGACAGCGTAGTTTTCTGTTTCTGCAATCACAGCACCATGCCTGTTTTTTCTGTCTAGTAACTGTTTCTGCACTTTTTTAATAATATCGGCTATCTGCCTAGCCTCTGATCCACCAGCTTGTTTTTCATCAAATGCTTTTGGATTCCACATAGCTTCATAGATTTTTTCATCTAAATCGCCACTCTTGAACAAGCGTTCTAAGCCCTTGCGTCTTAGCGCAGCCGCTATGTCACCAGCATATTTTACCATGATAGCCTGTTGCTTGGCATCTATGCTGTCTAGTTTGCCTGTCTTTGCGCTGCCAACAAGAATGGCTGACAGTGCGTCTGCCGGATTATCGGGGTGTGCGTTGATGTAACGCATGACATTAGCGTACGCTTGTGTATTGAGAATACGATTACGTTTTTCAATGACAGCATTAATTCGTGCTTGTTTGGCAATTTGCCTTGCCAACGTAAATATATCTACATACTCATCAGATGCAGCGTTCTCTATCTTTTTAGACAGTCTCTCATTTAAGATTTCAACAATTTCATCAGCTTCTTCTTTGTCAAATATAAGCCCTGCACGTTTAGCCGCATCTATAATTACTTCACTACAACTCATGTGCCTTTGCTCCCTACAACGCAAACACGCCCAGCTTCTACAATCTCTTCGTATTGATCTGCTTTGGCTATCAGGGTATCTGCATCACGCAAACTTGCTTTTGCCTCTTCTGGCAACAACGCTTGCACATCTTCGTCCTGTAAAGCGTCTAGCATCGTCTGGTTTTCCGCTTCCATAGCATCTGGATCAAGCTCACCAAATTCTGTTGGCTGTGCCTCTAATTGATCTGCTCCCTCACGAAACTCACCAAGTGCGCCAAGATTATCTGTCTGCATAGATGCAACGTCTCTTGCATCATCTATCTGCTGTGCAGTCTGTTGTCCTTGCTGTTGCACTGCCACATCATCAGCTTTCGCCAGCTTAGATTGTAACCGTGATATCTTTTCCTGATTTTCTGCAATCTTTGCTGTTTCTTCAAGCGTTAGCCTTGGGCTTACAATGTCACCAGACTGAAACTCTAAACCCTCTGGCAAGTCTAATCTTCCAAAAACCCCTGTCCGTATATCTTCTGTTTGTTTTTGCGCCTTTTTTTGTGCGTTAGTTTGTATATCATCTATCTCTTTTTGAAGGCGGTCTATCTCTGTTTTAGCGGCTTCTGTTTGGTCAACCTCTTTTGGGCGTTTTATTTTTTGACCAGCATTTCTTTTTGATTGAATCTCAGCAGCTTTCTTGTCAGCCTTGGCTTTTGCTAACGCAATTTCATCCCCTGATTGAGTTGCAATTTCTACTTGTCCATCAATCGTTTGGCTTATTTGACTTAACTCTTCTTTTGATAGTTCTGACAATTTTATCGGCGGTGCGCCATCGCCCATGTCATATTCGTAATCTTCGTCAAACGGTGACTTTGCTCTAGCATTGCTAGCATCAACAACTTTCTCTGTGCCATCTATCTCTCGAATAGTAATCTGACCCTCTACATCAGAATTGACAACATCAACTACCCTGCCATTGCCTTCTGAATCATAAACCACCATTGTTTCCGCTTCAGAGCGTACTGAGGCCGCATCTTCTGCATCCTCTATCAACCTACCAGCAGTAACCTCTTGGTCGCTTGCAACCTGTCCTATGGCTGTTTGCTGGGCTGTGTCTCTTGTTTGTGGGGGTGTCCTGTTGATTCGGTCAGTTAGCTTGCCAACGCCCCAATGCAGACCACCACCCAAAGCAGACCCCAGTGCTACATTTAAGAAGCTATCTATCAGCCCATATTCACGGTCTTGTTCAGCGGCCGCTGCACCAATAACCAATGGCTCTACAACAGCCGCACCAATAGCACCGTCCATCATGCCAGTAGTAAAGCGGTTGCCTTTTCTGCCTAGCCTAGAGGCTACCGTGGCACCTCTTGCAAGGCCAACTGTAGGAATAAACGCAGACGCTACGTTTAAGGGGTCAAGCACACTACCAGCCAGTGCTACACCAAACTGTGCCGCACCCAACCCAAAGCCACCCCTTGATCGTCTAAGTGTAACTTGGAAATCAAGACGTTCATCATGCCTTTCTGCGAGAAGGTTAGCCAACCCCTCTTTAATGCCTTCTTCACCAACTTCGATACCCTCTCTGAAGAAATCACTTGAAGCCCACTCATCTTTAGACAAGACACGGCCTCTTGTGCCTTCAAGCAAATACTGGTCTGTTAGTCTGCCCAAAGCGTTGGCTGGGTTATAATACAGTGTCTCATCAAGAGTAGCCCCAAGAACATCCAACGTGCCAGCCTTGGCATAGGTGTGATACTGCTGTGTAAGGTTAGTATCTTCTTCTTGCTCTGGGATGTAGACATCTACCATTAGAACAACTGCCCTGCCTGTAGTTTCTGTAACATTGCAGCCCTTCTATCTCCAATATTTGCAATATAACTGTCTTCTCCAAACGTACTCATTTTTGCAAAATCAGTTCCAACAGGCGAAAGTTTATCCATAGATATTGTGATGAAAGCATCTTGACCTGTTCTGCCTTGCCGTGTGACTACATTGCCAAGCTGATCAACCAGATAAACGCTCTTGTTATCAGTTGTTGTTCTCCAAGATCCAAACTTCATCAAATCATTAAAGTATTCGTTTTCGTAAACTTCAGCCTCTTGTGGAGATAAGCCTTGCGGTGCTGGCGGTGGGGCAACAATGCTTTTAAGATAATCGCCATTTTCTGTTAATGAGATATTTAATACATCTGTCATTTCTTGAGGATGTTGAAATGCGCCTTTTTCAAAGCGGATGGCTGATTCACTGCTATTGCCCAATTCTGTAAACTCAAAGTGATTGCCCATAACATCGTTATACGCTTGCTCTGCCGCATCCTCTGGATCAGTTATCTGACCTGAGAGTATGTAGCCTTGAGCCGTGTTTGCAACAATATCACGCATGGCAAACACATGGCTGGCTCTGCCTTTTGTAACACCGCCACCCAACACATCGTTAGTTATCCCACCTAAAATACTTGATGAATAGTCACCAATAAGCTCCGTGACAGCAGCGGAAACAACATCTCTTGTATCCTTTGGAAGCTCTCCCTTATATTTTTTTATTTGCTCCGCATCATTAAATATGGACACAGCCTTCATGCTTACGTCTGTAGGATAAGCCATGATAAGATTGTCTACCAAGCCAATAGTGCCTGTCTTCATAAGATGGCGCATCACACGATTTTGATGTATGCCGTACCTATTTAGGAAGTCTTGCCCTGCTTGCGCCTTGTCTTGGTAAGTTGCCGCATTGTCATACTCATCTTTGAAGGCAATCATTTCTGCGTTTGTGGCAACACGAATATCTAACTCTGGAATACCCATATTGTCTTGTATTGTTATAAGTTGAGATGCTGTTGGCCTTACCCCTCTTTCACGAATGTAATAACCAACAAAATCAGCTTCTCTTTCTTTTTTAGCCGCTGCCATTTTTGCTTGCAATCGCTCATACGTTTGTTTGCCAACGTCTGTGTCTACATTTCTTGACGCTTCGTCTAACACAGCTTTTTGCTCTGCCTCGCTTGCAAACTGGATATTTGTAAATTGTTTTGATGCGTTTTGTTCTACGGCAACCGCTGTGTTTAATTTAAATGCAAGGTCTTCTCTGCCAGCCATATTCATAACCGATGTTATTTGAGCTAAAGAAGCCTCATCATCATCTTCCATAACGCCTTTGTTTGCGCCAATAGATGCTATTAAATCTGCTTGAGACTGCAATGCACCAGCTAGCTCTTTTCTGGCTACATCAGTTTTTGCTCTGGAAAGAGCCGCTCTAGCAGCATTAATATCGTTAATATCATCCATGCCAGCAAAGCGGCCTGTTCTTGTGGCAAGCTGTTCTTCAAATTTTACGATGTCAGCTAAGGTAGTGTTTTCGTTATATAATTCTGCATCAAGCCCGACAAGCAAAGCGTTTTGCTCTTCGCCTTCCTTTCGCTGTAGTCTACCTCGCAATTTACTAATTAAGGTTTCCGCTGATGTGGATTTAAAATCTTTCAGTGAAAATTCAACGTCATTGCCGTCTGCGTCTTTGAAATCAATGACTTCCCCAGATCTTATTTGCTTTATAACTTTATCAACTTTTTCTTGAGTAAAATCTTTGTCAGGAATACTTACAAGTTGTTTAAAAACTGTTTCTACTAATTCATTTTGAATTACCGTTTCTTGTCTATCTAATGCCGTGTTTCTCGCAGAAAATACAGATGCAGAAAGGTCAGTTCTGCCCTCAAGATTCTTTCTCATCTGATCTATCTGCGCTTGACTTCCAGCCGCCTCAACGCCTCTGGAAAAGTTGCCAGCATCTACAGTTTTAAAAAACGAACTTCTATTTCGGTATGTTGTTGGGCTGATGCCTTGTGCTGTAAAACTATCATATTGTCTGCCAATTTCTGCGGTCTTTACTCTAAATAAATCACTATTCGGGTCTAAAGAAACCAATTCTGAGTATTGATTTTCCAAATAATTGTCTGCTGATTCAGTTCTTATCTTCATGTTTTTGGCATGAGCAATTTGTGAACCTTGAGCAACTTTAGTTGCAAATGTTGAATTAAATGTGTTTGTGACTTCTGCAAACTGTCTGCGTGTTAGTGAACCACGCAAGTTTTCTAAAGCTGATTTTTCCAACTGTTGTTTTTTTGTTTGAGCAGAATTTTGATAACCTGTAACAGTCGTATCAAGATTTTCTCTAGTCCAGCTGCTCATCTCCTGATCAACCAATGCAGTAATATCTCTTTTGGCTTTGTCAGTTTCCGCTTGCTTTTCAGCCATGCCGAACTGAAATGCGATTTGACCAGCTTCTGAGGCTAACCTTGCCTGTGCTTGCCCAGGTGCAGTAAACGCCCCTACGTTTGCCCTTGGTGACAACGCACCAGTTGCCATTCTGGTTGTTGCGCCTTGTCCTTGATTGTATAAAGGTATTTTTGGCATTTAATCACCTAGCTCATAAGAGTTGCCGATTGCTGTGCGCCAGACAAAAGCGAGCCTACAGCGGCGGTGCGGAAAGACGAACCTCTTGCAGCACCCTCTGTTCTTGCCAAAGCGGCTTCAGATTCTTTTTGTACTTGCTCAATGCTTGAAGCATATCTAATCATAGCTGCGTCCATTTCAGTGCTAAAGTATGCGTCTGCTAAAGTTTGCAAAGGACTGCCAGAAATCTCTACACCAGAGCCAGCAGTTGCAAGCCTTTGTGAGCTTGTTAGTCTTTCTGACTGTTTTCTTAAATTTACTTCCTCTGCTGTTTTTGCTCTTTGCAACAACACTGCTTCATTTTCTGCAAGCCTTGCATTATACTCGCCTACAGCTTCAGCATTTTTAGCCGCAGCCATATTGCCTTTGAAGCCCATCAGTCCTGCTAATACAGATGCTCCTGCTGCTACATCAGACATTACATTAACCTCGCATAACGAATATAGTCTGTGCCATCTGGCCCATACTTTTTCATAATACCCTCTTTTTGGAATCCAAGCCACTGTGCATATCTATTTGCTGTAAGGTCTAATACAGACACGCTTGCTTGAATCCTAAACAACTTATGCTCTTCCTGTATGTGCTGAAACAGCATATCAGTATATCTAGCAACAGTCTTAGGCTTGTTGTAGCCCTCTTTTCCTACTAACAACCATGCTTCCCCCACTCCTTCCCACATTGGATGTACGCCCCCTGTAGCTAACACTACATCACCATCCATGCCTGTGTAACCAATTACATCTTTACTTGCACCCAAAGATTCTTTGCCGCTGCTTGTCATATCAAACAGAAGGTTGATCTTGTACAGATGTTCTTTCTTAAATGGTATTATCTTAGGCATCAAAAGTATTTGACCTTCTCATTATTGCTAACACTGTCATTGGCAAAGGCTGTGATTGTCTTATGACCACCTTTGCATCATTATCATATCCCGATGGAAAACTTATTTCTTTATCGCCGTTAAACAGCGGCACAGCTTCATCCATAGCCATGCTGCTATCTCTAAAAGGCAGTCTATCTAAATCTGTTACTGATGGCCCTAGCTCTGCCCCTACCGTGTTGAAGAACCTTGCTGTAACGCCATGTATACGCTTTATTTTACCTTGTGCTACACCGTCTTCTGCACCAGCTTCTAGCCTAAGTGTTTCTATTGTTGATCTGTAACCAAAGCCAATATGAACTTTTGAGGCAGATCTATCTAGTGTGATCGCACCATTTGTTACTGTTTTATCTGGATGTGTTGAACCATCAGCCAAAACAGACACAATCTCTCCTTCAAGATGATTTAGACTTGTTATTGATGTTGTCGCTGTACTGTCGTAAGTCAAACCACTATCCAAGAAAAAAGCATCTGTTACATCTTCTCCAAACTCTATCGGCTTAAGGAACTCTATGTGTCTCACAGTGCTACCATTAATTTCCCTTTTGACAGACATATACACTTGATCTTCTGATCCGCTAGGTATTGCACTTATGCTCTCAACGATTGCTGCCGCCTGATTTGTTGTTGTAAGCCTAGTAGTGTCGGAGCTTTTAACAGACAAAAGCCCACCAGCCGTAGGGGATGTTTCCTTGATTGTCACAACTGCTGCTGCTGGGTTTTCTACTGTAAAATCTGCATGTGCATTGATGGCTGTAAAAATATTGTCTGCTGTTACATTGTTTGATGTGTTTGGCCTAAATCCAAGTGATGAAGACGGTGCTGAACTACCAACTGCCTCTGATGTAAATGTAACAGTTGTGCCATCACTCTTAGTGAATGTGAGCGTTGTGCCTACCGCTATATTGGCAAAGTCGCTTACTGTAACAGTTGCGTGTGCGCTTGTGCCGCCTATAGTGTGGTCATGCCAGCCTACAGCATTATTAGCCCTATCGTATGTAAGGCCAATCAAACGTCCATCTGTATGAACAAACCAAAGTATTAGCTCTGGTTCTTGCTGCCACACCATGTCAGTCAAGCCGCCTTTTGTTATGTGTTCTGCAAGAATCGTAAGATCAATGCCCAACAATCCGTCTGTATCAAGATTAAAGGTAATTTCTTTTACTTTCTCCTGACCTTTTTGAATAAGTATTGTACTGTTGCCAGCCCTTACAGGACGCACTTCAGAACAGCCAAATGTTGTTTCTCGCAACACATTGACGTTTGTAGGCGAAACAGGCGTTGAGCCTGTGCCACCAGACAAGGTAAACTCTGAACTTGTGGTAAGTATCTGTAGAAATCTTGCTGGTAATAAATGCCTGATGACGTTTACTTTATCAGATGCAATCGTAAAGTTTACTGCCGAATCATCTAGCGTGCCTGGGGTATGGTTCTCAAAGTCAGCACTTACTGAGCCAAATATTGTCTGTGGCTGTCCTGTAGTGCCAGCAAAGTATAGACGCTGCTCGTAAAAACCAACCGCCTTTGGAAACGCCTGATCTCCACCAAAAGCACCTAATGACCACTTTGTTGTTGTATTGCCGCCTCCAACTACACTAGCTGGCAACACACCATCTTCGTTTTTAAACAGTGCTGTAACCTCTGTTGCGCTTGTAAAGTTAGTAATTTTTACAAACCCTGACCCACTATGCTGAAACTCCCATGTGATTGAGCCATAAGTTTCTGAACCAGATAAATGTACAGGTGGGCTAGTACCACTGGATTGTGATCCGGAATTGGTTTTTTTGTAAACATTATCACCCTGACGCACTAAATCATTTTGGGCATAACTTGTGCTTGCCGCCCATGCGTCATGCTCTACCTCGATGACCTCTCTAAACCGTATAAGTCTTCCTACATCTGCTGACGCAAATAAATCTGCTGATGCTGTAATAGTCACACTGCCAGTATTTGCAGAAGAAGACAAAGTTGTGTCAGTTATATTCTCATCAAGGTATGGGCCATCTGTAAAATCTATGTCAGCAAGTGTAAAACTTGTTGCTGTCGTTCTTGTCAGCTTTGCTGGCTCATGGCTTTTGTGTGCAAGAAACAAAACATCTGCTGATTGAGCATGAGTAATTTCAAATATATCTGTAACACTGTAAGTGGTTGTAACCTCTACTATCTTGCCAACTGTGCCGCCACTTGTGTATGTGGTAAACGCACTGCTGTTGATGCCTGACAACTCAAAGGTATTCGTTGTTTTGTTTGCTACAGTAAACTCAAGATTGTTTACCTCTGTCATACCAGCAACAGACTTAATAAACACCCTGTCACCATCACTCAAGCCATGTGAGTTTGCAGTGACCACTGCTGGGTTTGCTTTTGTGATTGCAGTTATGTTAGTGGTTGCTTCTGTAAGTATGCCACCATCTTTGTAGAATCTTATGTAGGTTGCACCAAACTCAAGCACATAAGCCTGCTCATCGCTAAACTCAAAGTTGATGAGCCTTACCTTACCACCGTCTTTTGAGCGTCCAGCAAAGAAAGAACCCGGCCTTCTAGTCACGCCGCCAGAAGGGAAGCCCATCATATTATTTACTGTTTGTGCTGCCTCGTTATATTTCTGAAGATCTATCCTACCTTCAAGTTTAGGCGATATCTCCCCAGCCCGAAAGTTGGTGATGATGGTAGAAACTCTTGCCATGCTTACAACCTGATGTTCGTAAAGTCATCTGCTTGTGGCTGCTCTGGGAAGCCTTCCATACTGTCAACACCCTTTGCCTCTTTCAAGCGGTCTTCGTAGATTGCTATCATGCCCTGAGATACGCTGTTGCTACCTGTAATGTTGTAGGCTATCTCTGCTGCTAATCTTGCGGATATGGCCTTATTTAGAAGGCTGTCATACTGTTCTGTGTCTGTTACACGACCTATGTAGATAATATTACAAGTGCCTTCGTTAGATAAAACTTTACGACCCTCTATCTTGAACATGACGTTGCTGTCATAAGCTGCAACATCGTTGTTTACATTGCTATTCCAGAAGGACAGCACACGCAAACAGAAAGGATCTGTAGGCAAAGAATATTGAAATGAAAAGCCGAAAGCTGGCGTATCTGTGTCTTTTGCTAAAGCTCTTCTGGTGATTGCTATATTCCAAGGATGTGAGCGTAAAACAGCATCCCTGACATCGTCAAAGTTGCCATTGCATAATCTAGCTTCTTTTGAGTTTTCTGTAAGAGATGTGATGTTTGCAGCACCCAGAAGATCCAAAGCTCTGTTACATAAATCTACAACTGATGCCATAGCAAAAACCTTTTACAATAAGGTGAATGGGCAACCAACTAGGATTGGCGTTGCGTCAGCTGCCCAAACATTCTTAGTTTACAACGTAGTGAATAATGAACGACATATCACCGCCAGTGCCACCAGTGGCATTGAATGTTGCGGCTATGTAGTAATACCCACCTGGATCGGATGACTCTCCAGCATTTGTGAAGAGTTTTGCACCAATCGTGTTGATGTCTGCTGCCTCTGTCCTCAGATCAGCTACGGCTGTTGTGCCGTCTGCTACTGATGTTGCAAAGAAGTCTTCGTCAACAACAGTACCGTCTGTCTGATAGATGCCAACATTAAACGTACAGCTACCACCCAAAGCATCTGCTGCAACCTGTATGGCTGTAATAGATGCGTTACTTGGGATAGGTGCTAACATGACAATATCATTGTCTGTGCTATCACCAGCAGCTAACGCAATAGTACCTTGAGCAACACGCAAAACACCGTGTAGCTCTTGGCTATCGTTGGCAACCTGTGGAGAGGCTTCAAAATTAGCTACAAGATCTGAATTTTTCGTAGTCATAATTTACCACTCCTTATGCTGATTCGTCACAGTCAATCTGGACAACTTTTTCTTCTTCCATGCGAGTGGAGCCGATGCTCATGCAATAGTAGACTTGTGTTGCGTAACCCTTATCGGAACGCTCGTCTATTCTTGCCATTACATCTTTACCAATCGCCAGAGCAAGACCATCCTCTGCCCATGCAAAACATGAACGGATGTTGCCAGCTTTTGACAAACGATTTGATACGATGAAGGTAAAGCCCATGAACTGGTTTACCTCACCTTGGACTAACGCTTTGACCGTGTTGAAGTCGCTGCTTGTGACGTTTGTGTCACCTAACAGTGCTTCAATCTGATCTGGGCCAACAGCGATATAGCGTGGTATTGACGGATCAACTGACGCAAGATCTAAGGTCTTTTTTGCAGTCCTTAGTTTTGCAACAGTCAAGTCAGCACTACCATCAGCAATTTGCTGACCGGCAGGAAGCGCAGTTGATGTGCTGCCTGTCTCACCAGTAAATGCCGTGCCTAAAGCTGCTGAGATGATTTCATCGTCCATCGCTCTACCCAATGCAAAAGCAGCCGCCTGTGCATAAGCCGATGTCGGGTCAATCAACATACGAACTTTATCCTGCTCATCAATCAGATCAGCATATTCGTAGTCTACAAGGGTCACACGCCGCCTTGCATGGGGTGTGTCGATCTGGGGAGTGTCGGCATGTCTCGTTGTACGCTTCTGCGCTGTTGCCTTGCCCACCTGATCAAAGAAAGCATTTTTGCCCTGCATACTTTCTACACGCACAGCATCACGCAAAAGAGAACCTTTTTGCTGTGATAGCATCTGCACGTTTGCAGAGTATTGCTGGACAAATGCCGTGGTTACTTCGATAGACATCTCTGTCTCCTTTTACCAAGTTACATTTGATTTTGCAGATTGCTACCCGATAGCTCGGACACTCCTAGAATTTTTGGCCTTCTTGTGGCCTTCGTCTTTCCGATTGTCATCAGGACGAGTTTCCTCGCTCCCCTGCATTACCCACTCATAGTACAAGTCTGCAAGTAGGTGTGGTTGGAGTATATCACGACTTTTACCATTTTCAACAGCAAGTCTTAAACACTCCAACCTAATTTCTTTTTTTGTCAAACCTTCATCCATGTATGACTTCCATTAACTCTTGCACCCGATTAACCGCCCTGTCTCTCGCAAGGGCATCTCTGCTGGTGTAATCTGGGCCTCGCATGATTGCATCTACTTCAGCTTGCGCTGTCTGCTTTGTCATGTGATTTACCTGTGAGCTTTCCTTTACTGTATCTTCACTTGTTACAGACTGTTTGAACTCTGCAAACTTTGCAAATGTCTTGATAAACTCTGGATGATCTCCCAAGTTTGTGCCATCTGCCAAAGCGATATTTGTAATAGATTCAACGTCAGAAAATTCTTTAGCTACAGCTTTTGCTCTCTCCACATTCTGCTCATAAGCAGAACCCCACTCAGCTTTAAGTGCCGCAACAGAATCTACTTGCGCCTGATGTTTTACATCTGCATCTGCTTGCACAGATTTTTCAACAGCACCCTTGTAGTATTCAAGAATGGCACTAGCAGCAGATGGGGTCAGACGATTTTTGTGAGCTATCTCTGAAAACTCTTTTGCTACATCTTCTGTGACTATCTGACCATCTACAGGTATTTCATATCCTGTTGCTGCTTCTGGTCTGCCAAGTCTGTCAGCAATCCTATCTAAATCCTCATCTGTAGGATTGGCTGGCAATGGCAACTTGTCTGCCCCCAGTAACTTAGACTGATTGACGTATGACCTTGCTAGGTTTGGTATATCTTTAATAGGTGAAAGACTTGGATGCTCTCGCAAGTCCTCTGGTATCATGTTCAAAAACTCGTTACCAGACCCACCTGACGCTACCTCTGCTGGCGTTTCTACCGCTGGTGCAGAGTTTGCCTCTGGCTGGGCTACCTGTTCGGCGTTTTCTAATGACATTATTGCTCCTCTCTCATCATGTTGTAAACGTGAAGAATGACTGCTCTTTTGCCCTCTTCATAAGCTGTTGCGTTGGCATCGCCAGCAACGTAACTAGGCGTTCTAAAGTTACACCTAGCCTCCAGATCAGCCAGAACTTTACTTCCGCTGTCTGTATTAAATGTTTGTTTATACAGGTCTTTTAGTTTGTCTATCTGTTGGTTCACTTGCTTATCATTCTGCTAGCCTGTGCAAGCTGTGCTACATTCTGCACATCTTCAGAATCTTGCATGGCTTCTGCCTGTCTTGCTTGCTCTTCTGCCCTTGCCTGTCTTGTTTGTTGTATTTCTGCTTGTGACCTTAGTGTTGTTTTTGGAACGCCAAGAGATTCTGTAACGTGCCTTACCAATCCATCTGGGTCTATGTGGTCACCCACAGGCAGTGATTGCGCCAGTGGCATAAGTATTTCCAACGCCTTCATTGTGCTGTTGAGGCCGCTTGACTTCTGCGCACGAGCCAGTGGTGATACATATTCTATATCCACATCACGCCCCTGTAGTATTTCTGGTGCTTGTTGTAACATATCTGCTCTAAGCATTAGGGCAAACACACGATCTATGAGTGGACGCAGCATTTCATTCTTAAGGCGGTCTAAGGCTGGGCCTATCACTCTCATCTGTTCTTGCTGACGCTGCACTACTTCTGTTGCAGTCATGTTTGGCCCACCGCCCGTAAGAAGCTGGTCTACATAAAACGCTGACCTGATAGCTTCTCTGCGCTGTTGCTCCATATTCAAACCGATAGGGATGTTTGCGCCTGTGTTTAGCGGTGTGATGGTATCTCTTGTACCACTTCTAAAGAAGTTCAATCCCCCTGGCTGTGTCCGGATTGGGAGGAGGAATCCATCATCAGGAACAAGTAGAGGAGGGTCTATTTGTTTCTGAGCAGCTTGTATGATGGTTTTAGACATAAGATTTAGCATCTTTACGTCAGGCAACGCCACCATAGCAGGGGAACGCCCCATTATCTCACCTGTTGCCTTCAAAAACCGTGGGACAATGTAAGGGAACTCTTGGAAGCCACTCTCTGACAACATAGAAGATGATTCCATATCTATATAAATAGATGCGAAAGGCATATTCTTATTGTCTATCTTTTCTGAATCTCTGTCCTCTCTAGGCATAACAATATGAAGCAACTCGATGTCTTCATCTGGTTTGTCTTGAAACTTCTTCATGATGTATTCAGTTACATTCTCCTGCCCAAACCTTTGCACAACTTGTCGTGCTGGGCTTTTGTATGATCTGAATACTGTATCAACTATGCCAAACTGGTTTTCCTGTACATAAAACTCTGAGATGTGTCTTGTGCTAAAACGTAAAGCACCTTCTTCCATCTCAACAAACATGCAACCTGTGCCAAACACAACAAGGTCTACATACATCTCATGCACTTCAGTGCCAAAGTTTGACTGATTAAAGGCTCTCATCATACGCATACTGGTATCTTGCAGCCATTCTTTTACATCATCATCCCTGCCTAAGTTTTCTTCTTTAAGGTCAAGGTGAAACCAAGGCATAGCCCCACTGGTCAACATACCGTGTAAGCTAGATGACAACAGGTCTACAGCTTGCAACGCTGTGCTGTCAAAGATAAGCTCCATGCGCTTATCTCCCCTAGAGCGACTTTTAACAACGTCAGCTTTTCTAGGGAGCATAAAGTCAGCCAACTCTTGATAGTGACTGTTCCAGTTGTCTCTTTGCGTTTTAACATGCTCGTATCTGCTGACAAGAGCCTTGGTAAAGTTTTTGTCCATAACCTATCCCAGTATGGTTGGAGTACCGCCGTATGAAGGAGATCCTTCACCTTCTACCATGCCGCCAGCAACAATGGTTGACCTACGGCCTCTTTTTCTACGCTGTGTTCTTACTGCCTCATCAGCCATAGCTTCTGCACGAACTGTGTCTTCTCTGCCCATTTCCATAGGCGGGGGTGGTGGTGGCGGTGCTGGTGGCGGCGTAACTGTCTTAGGTCTTAGGAATGACATGGCTGTATCTCCTTGTTTGATGCCATAGTATCACCTTTTTAACTTTTTACAAAGTAAACGGATTATACTCATTAACTGCGACTTGTTGAGGGGGCTTAATATAACTTTGTCTATTTTCCAACCCAACAGCCAGATACCTAAACGCATCCGCAGCATGGCTTGTGAAATCATGCCTTGGATGATCCCTAAATATTTTTTTACGTTCATCCCACTCTTGCCTATATTGCTTGAGCATTTCTACGCCTTCAGCGCACATATCACGGTCAAAGTGACACTTGGGTATCAATAAACGTGCTGCATTGATACCGTCAGCAACTTTCATTTTCGGGATGACTTTGAACCTGATGCCGAGGCTGAACGCCGTTTCGAGGCGGCTTTTGCCCGAACCGAGTTCTCTGACTTCGATGTCATGGGGGGCGAGATGATCTCCCCAGTGGTAGTCTTTTTGCCGCAAGACTTCAGCATAGTGATCAAGTCCAACACCGCTGTTCTCATAGTAGTCAATAACATTTACTGCTCCACTTCTAAATATCTGTGCAAACCAAATAGCTGTGCTATCGTTTATACCTAAATCCCATGCAGTATGTACAGGGTATGCAGGGTCATACGGCACTCTTGTTACCCTGCCAGCATCCTCTGCTTCTGAAAGCAACCGCCCATAATAAGCACCAATAATAGCTGCTGTAAACGAACACTCATACTCTTGCTCATACTGCTCCAGTGTCATTTGGGTCTGAGCCGCTTCTAGCTCTTCTTCTTTTACCAAACCACTCTCAGAAGCCTTGACTATCTTCCAGTACCACTGGTCTGACTCACTTTGCGTTTCAGTCTTAGCAGTTTCCAGTAAATCATAAAAATGATTATGTCCTGCTGGCGTACCTAAAAACACAGCTGCCCCCTGTCTGTCAGATAGGGCCGGTCTTACAACCTCCCCCCATACCCTAGGGTTCTGCATCCCATACTCATCAAATACACATAAGTCTAAATAAATACCACGTAAGCTGTCAGGATTCTCAGCCGACAACAGCATTAACCGCCCCCCATTCGGAAAGTCTACACGCAGTTCTGTCTCATTAAAGCTAACACCTGGTATAACACCAGCGTAATACTTTACATAATCCCAAGCTATTCTCTTAGCCTGTGTAAAGGTGGGGGCTACAAAGGCAACTCTTGGCCTTGGTAACTCGCAAGTCAAACAATGTTTTATTAAATGATTTACAGCCCAGACAGTCTTGCCAAAACGCCTGTGCATCACAAGCACATTCCAACGCTTCAAACTCTCGTGCATCTCAGCCTGTAATACTCTAGGCTTGTAAGGTATCTTAACTTGCATCTGTTTCCCAGACTATCCGAACAGTGCCATCACCTATCTCAACACCAGCCCTGTTCTTCTGCTCCCCATACCTGTCAGGCAATAACTTCCCAACCTTCCACCTGACATGAGTGGCATAATCCCTCAGCACATTAGGGTCATAATCCTTCTCACCCCTCAAACGCTGCTGATATAACTCATCCAACTCCTCAACAGCCTTCTCAGCACTCTGCTGCTGGGCCGTCCTGATCCTACGCTCTAACTCAGCATCCTTACCCATACGGCTGTAAATGTTACGCCTGCTTATCTTCAACTCAGTACAAGAACGAGCAAGACTATGGCCCTCCATAATCATGCCAACTAAGTCATCAACCCTTGTCTTTGTAAGCTTTGCCATGCCTCAACATAGTCATTCAGGCCGTGTGTGTAAATGTACTATTTAACATATATACAATGCAGCAGTCGGCATGGGTGTGCATGCCTTTGTAATATGCCCCCCGTCACGCAATGATCAGTCATGCAGATCTGTCTGTGCATTGCCGCACGAAGCAGTGTGTGCTGAGCGTGATTAGACATATAAAATCCAACCACAATCAATCAAAATAAATCTGGCTGATCCAGTCTGCAATGTCTGTCTAATAATGTATGGAATGTTTGCCTAGCATTGTGAGCAATGTTTGCTGATCAATGTATGCAATTCTTAATATCATATATTTTTATTGTTGACAATGTGAACACTGTTCACTATATATAAGATATAGCAAACAAATATTGAGGATCAAATAGAATGTTAAACACCATCAAAAAAGTAAGAACGGGCGGCAAAGGCTCGAAGATGATCGCCTATTATATACGCCGTGGCTATATAATCATTGGATATCATCATGGTTCAGTGGCTCTTAAAAAGTCAAAGTCTTGTGAATTAAAACCTACAATCACGATTGCAGCAAAATAGCAAACAAATATAAAGGATCAAAACAATGGACAATAAAGACACAATTTTATTTATGACACTTGGCATGGTTTTTATGTTATCGGCAATTATTGATATGCTGACTCAAGTTATGCCGCATCCATTCCTAACCATTCTGTTAGGTGTTACAGGCCTTGTTACTTTCTGGCTTCCTATGATTGTAACAAGCCTTGATGATTAATCAGCAAACGGAAGGATCAAAACAATGTCTTATAAAGATATCTCAAATTATGATATTGCCATGGATATTTACCAAAAGATAATGGCAGCTAAAACAATGTATGCCTGTAAATACGGATCATTGAGATATAATCCAGAACAAAATCATATAAATATAAATGAGATTGTTGAGCATTTATATTTTATCAAACACACTGATAAAACACCTATAGCAGACTAATGGAAGGATCAAGCTAATGACTAAGCAAAAAGCAAAACAATTCGTTGTGGCGTATCGTGAAAAGAAAGGCCGTAAAAAAGAGGACTGGAATCACGAAATGTATTTCACTTCCCTCATGGTTACTCATATTGACGGAAAAGAGTTATCCTATGAAAACCAATTCGATCTTGGTTGGGTAAGAGCTAATTGCCACATCAAACACCAAGAAAAGTATTTTGGAAAAGATCTAGAATACACAATCTTTATCCGGCCTTGTAATTGGGATGAGGCGGGTACAGTAAAACAATACACAGCCATTGTTGAGCCTTATGAGGAAAAAGAAACAGCGTAAAGATAACTGGTTAGGCCGTGTAATACGGCCTTGCCTTTTCAATATCTCAAAAGAGGTGTTGAAATGGCAAAAACGCCAACATAGCAAACAAAGGAAGGATCAAGCTATGATAAACGCAAAACAAAAAGCCTTAATCAATAAGGGATATTCAGCAATACAAGGCTTAAACTTTTTGAGATGGGAACATTATCGTGAAGATCTGTATAAGATTGAAAAAGACTATGAAAAAAGCCATAGGCAATTTCAGTATGGTCGCAAACATGGCATGACCATTGATCAAGCTGCAAAGTATTTTGCTGTGAAACATATCCTTGAGGCATTAGAAAAGCCTGATCGGTATTCTGTCAGGGATTACTTGCATCTCAAAAAATCTGCATTCATGGCTCAGGCATTAGTGCAAGAATATCCGGACAAGATCAAAGATATGTTTTATGACTTTGACATAGAGGCATTTAAGGATCTGGATTATGTTCATATGATATCAGCTTGTGAAGCTAAATAATGTTTAGAAAGATAAACAACTTCCTAATCAAATACGAAAACTTATTAGCTGGCCTTGTCTTTATGGCTACAGTTTGGGGCTTTACAGTTTTAATGATGATTTAAAGCCCTACAGCTTTTATGTCTGCCCTGTTTGGTGTCTACCTACCAGCAGGGCAGTGATAAACGCTGAGAAGCGTTTAAATCGCCAATAATGGCACAACTAGCAAACAGGAAGGATCTGTTATGACTAAAAAATCAGACTGGGAAATTAAAAGAGAAAAGCAAGCGGCAATAAATGACAAGGCCATGCAAGGTATGACCGCCGATCAGCTTGCCACAATAAAGGATCTTAAGAATCATTTGGGGCATTGCCTGTCTATGATTGCAGAAACAAACGATCTTTATATGTCTGACGTTGGCAAATTAGATAACTTGTTTCATAAGCTAAACAGGCATTTTAACATGGATCACAGCTACAGATCAGACGACTAAAAGAGAAAGGATCAAACAATGAATATTAAAGTAGTGCAATCTGGGCAAGGGTTGCTTTCTGTAATGATTAACAATCAATTTAGCGGTTGGAAGATTGCCAACAGATTAGGCATCTGGAATCTATACAAGGCAGAAACAGATCTAAAATGGAATCATGATCTTGCGTCAGTGGTTCACAAACCAGATCAACTAAATAAACTTATCGCTGAATTTATTAAAGCAGCAGACTAAAAGAGAAAGGGCAACTAGGCTGTTGGATAACCTGGCTGCCCTTTCGATTAGCAAACATAGGCGGATCAAGGCCTATGAGAAAGGGATAACATGAATAAAGAAATGACACCAGCAGAATTTAAAGCTGAGAGAGAGAGGCTGAAAATTACAGCTAAACAATTCGGTCAACTGCTAGGCGTATCAGAAAGAGCAGTGTTTTACTACGAACATGGTCAGAGAAAGATACCCAAGCCAGTGCAGTTTTTAGTGCTGCTGTATAAAAAGCATGCAGTTGTAGACTAGCAGAGAAAGATCAATGCCGTACGGCAAAACAGCAATGCTTTGTAATGATGCAGAGCATTGCTTTTTTTATTTATAAAAAAGAAGAAGAGAAAAGTAGCATTGCAAGGCAGTTCTGCCGCATGGCAATGTAAAGAGAAATCTAAATATCATATATTTTTATCTTCGCCAAGCCCCTGTTCAGATATTTTTTCACGGATAATGTACCAAAGATCTGAGAGAGAGAGTGTGCAAGTTATGCCTGTATAGTCATAATCGCTGTTGATAACTGACAGAGAAATGACTGCCCTTGGTTCTTGATAATCATACTTATACACAAGGACAGGTTCATTATCCCCAGCCTGTTCACAGGCTTGCATCCACCAATCTGCTTTATGAGTGTAGCCCTTGGCATATGCCTTACACTCGATGGCAAAGCCAGGGATTATAATATCTGACTGACCCTTTGTTTGATATTGAGAGAGGTTACGCTTTGGTCTGAATCCTAAATGCTGATCTATCTCATTGCATAACCAGCGTTCAAAGGCTGCACCTTTATCCCTGCTTTTCTTGCCCATTAGATCCAATCCAATCTTGTATCTGTGTTGCCTTGCTCCCATACAAACCATGCAAAGGCTATGAACCCTGACGATCCTTCTGGTTGCTCTTGGTCGCCACGCCACATGGTCAGGCGTTCAGAGAAAACATGAACCCTTGCTGGCGGTTGTCTGTCATATATGTCAGCCCTGCGCTGCTTGCCTTCCAAGAAAGCGAGACGTAGAAGCATGGCAAAGTACGGCAGCTTCATATCCATGCACTTGATGACAAACTCATTAGCTAGTTTGTAAGGTGGATTCGTAACAACGGCTGGTGCAAGTGGCTTACACTCCATAAGAAAGTCCACACCTGACTTGCCATAGCCCCAATCGTTTAGGTCTGTAGATATAACATTGTGATTGCTGGCAATTAGAGGCTTGCTGATAGCCCCATCACCACAGGCGCACTCCCAGATATCTTTTGGTAGCTTCTCAGCGTTTATGAGGGCTTCTACTGCCTCTGGTGGGGTAGGATAGAAATCATCCTTCTGTCTAGTCAAGACACCATACCCAGACCGACCATGGTGACCATGTAATAAAGTAAACTCCCAGCCATTAGGTATAGGGTTATCTTTATGCGTGTAACGACAAATGATCGGAAACTTACTCTCATTTGATTGCTCCGGCATTGTTAATCTGCTCCAGTGTTTGTTCATCTTTAACAGGTTCTTTACCTGTGCCGTCACAATCCCAGCAGGAATCAGGCACTACATCACCGCCAGTTGGATCAAAGTTGTTACGCACATAAACCCAACCTTTGCCCTTACACTTAAAACAATCAGTCTCTAAAGAAGTCATCGGCCCGCACCTTTCCATCTGTAGCCTGATAAATAATCTGCATCACCCTCAGACTTGGTTGTCTCTCACCGCTGATCATGCGACTGACAGAAGACAGAGACAAGCCAGTTTGTTTTGCAAACTGAGTTTGTGTCATTCTTGACTGACGTATGTATTGTTTTAACTTCATGCTTTTATCGTAAAATAATTCTTGACCTATTGTCAAAACATATTTACTTCTTGCACTATCTTACACGATTAGGAATTGATTGGTATGAAATTAACACATGATAGCGCAAGCGGGGCGACCCGCCCAAAATATGAAAGGGTGCTTGATCTTTGGCTTAGAGATCAAGGCATTCGTCTGCCTATGGCTTCACGGCCTTGGGCTGGAATCTGTGTGCAACACGGAGCTGACCTAGCCCTTGGGCTTGCAGACTTCAACGAACTGCTGGGGCAACAAGAGCCTGTGCCTATGGCTCAAGCAGTTAGATCAGCGATGGCAAAATATGACGAGTATAAGCCACGAACATGGGATGAGGGCAAAGATGCAGAGGAATATGAAGCGTTCAGAGAACACATCCCAGAGATGATTGCTCAAGCTATTGCGGCAGTCAAAGATTGTTTTTCAAAAGCAAACCTCATTGAAGGTGAGTACCAGCGTTGGCATGATGTTGATGGGCTAAACCACCGCATCATGCTCTATCAGGACTACAGTGCTGGCGGTCAGCAAGCAGATCTTAAATGCTCACTGCCGTTACGCAACCCACCAAAAAAAGATGGCACAAGAAGCTGGCGCATACCCAAGCCCAAGACAGAGCCGTCATGGATACAAGTTACACAACAGTCAGTGTATGAAAGGGCTACAGGCCAAGAGCCATCGCTGCTGTTTGTTACGGCTTCTGGCTATCACATAGCTAACAAAGAGAATTGTAAGGCACTGTCCAGAGAAAGTCTTGACCTTGCCTACAATGATGCAGTCCGTAGTTGGAAGACTACACAGAACCTAGTAGAGGCTGCAAACGGCAACTGGCAGCGTCTCGCTGGTCTGGTACAGCCAGACTTTGTTGAGATCGCACAGCGTCATGGCCCAGATATAGTGAAACTAGCAAGACAATTATGGAGAGACTAATGTTTGATATTCTTTGGGGAAAACTTAGGGGCGTGAAAGAAGGTAGGAGAATACCTTACCCTATGGATCGCCAGCCATCTATGGCAGAGGCAAGACAGATAGCATACGAAATGGATGTTAATGACTATGTTATTTGTCCAGACAGAAAACAAGCTCAACGCATCTACGGTTTTATAAAGCGACTTACAAAAATCAAAGCTGAAGGTGATGTTATGACACGCTCTGTTATGCACAACGGCAAAGAGGCAATCAAGGTATGGAGAATCAGATGAATGACCTATTTGACACACCAGCTTTCAAGCTGGTTAGGCGTGATGACCCAGCTACTAGCCATGATGCTGCTGAGTCATTGCCTGTCAGTGACATGGAGAGGATTGTTGCTGATACGATTGCAAGGTTTGGGGCGACAGGCGCAATATCTGACCAGATAGTCAATGCCCTGCCGCACTTGAGATATAGCACAATTACGGCACGTTACAAGCAGTTGAAGGAAAAAGGTATCATCTGCGTAGATGACCGAAAGCTGAAGGCCGAATCAGGCAGACAGCAACACATTATGTGGCACAAAGATTTTTATCGGGAGCAAGCAAATGACTGAATCAGAAATGGAAATGCACCAGCGTATAGATGTGATGGGAGATCGAATTGAGGAGCTTGAAAAGATTGTAGATGATCAAGTCAGAGCATTTACAGTTGCGGTTCGTCTTATAGCAGAATTGTTGGAGAAAAAGAATGGCAAATAAATTTAGTGATGTCATGGACTTTGTGCATGAGCTTAACAAAACTCATGGCGTAAAGCAGCGTGGCGGCAAGATGTACACCCAAGTGGTACATCGCATGGAAGCGTTCCGGCGTTTTTATGGTACTGAGTACGGTGTGGACACACAGATCCTTGTAGATGATGGGCAGCGTGTAGTTGTCAAAGCTACAATCACAAACTCTGATGGCATTGTGGTAGGCTCTGGCATGGCTGAAGAAATCAGAGGTCAGGGCCATGTCAATCAGACATCAGCCTTAGAAAACTGTGAGACTTCCTCAATCGGAAGAGCTTTGAGTTCTATAGGAATAAGCGGTGGTGAGTATGCGTCTGCAAACGAGATGGACGCAGTGAGCCGCAAGCGTGAAGCACAGGCAGAAGCAGAGAATAAGCCTGTAGTTGACCCAGAAAACCCTGTGCCAGCCAAGCGTGATGACGATCCAGAGGTACGCAAAACGCAAGACTTTTTTGGTGAGGTAAACAAGAAGGTGGGTGAAGTAAATAATAAATCTAACTTCATCGCTTGGTGCAATACTGATCATGTTAAGAACGGGATTGCTCACATGAAGCAACACAATCCTGATTTAGCAAAGATGGCTGTAGATAGAATACAGTTAAGAATGAAACAACTTAAAGGAGAGGCGTAATGGCTAGAAGATATATCAAAGTTACCACAATCAAAGTGTTTCCAAATGATGATCATAAGCGAGGCACACATGGAAATGGTAATTGGAAACCGTTTGTAGATGGATCGCCAGCAGACATACACTTGCGAGGTGATTCAAGATATTCTGTTGCAGTCTTTGAAAACGATGACAACAGTTTGTCCATAGCAATATCTGAGGTAAGAGATTACGAATCAAAAGACAACATCGCTGACGGTATATCGCAAGGCGGCCTCAAGCCTGTTGGTGATGCCATCAATCAGAAGTATCAGCCAGCAGTTAAGGAAACAGATGATGATGACATCCCATTTTAAAAATGCTGATGGCAAGCTGTTATACACAGCAAAAGAAGCGTGTCTTATCCTGTTTGGCACAGACGATAGAACAAAGCTCAACCTGATGTACAGGATGCTAAAGTCAGGGAAGCTAGAGGCAGAGCGTGTTGGTGGCACTTGGTTAA